GATGGCACAGACTACTCTCTATTACGTTTGAGCCGCGACGGGTATTTGACTATTCCTAACAAGACCACCCAAGGTCGAGTTAATCAATTCTTCTTAGATCGACAGATTTCTCCTAATTTAAAGCTATGGCCAGTCCCGGATAACAACACCGATGTTGTTTATTATGACGCGTTAACGCGTATGGACGATGCCGACATCTACACAAACACTATGGACGTACCTTTTAGGTTTTATCCTTGTTTAGCCGCAGGTTTAGCTTATTATCTGGCCTTAAAAAGGGCTCCAAATCGTGTTCAGATGCTAAAAGCTATGTATGAAGAAGAGTTTGAAAGGGCCGCAGTAGAGGATAGAGACCGTTCTTCCTTTAACGTTGCGCCCCAGTTTGATTATTACAGGGTAGGCTGATGGGTAAATATGCTTCAGGCAAAGAATCTTACGCGATCTCAGATAGGGACGGTTTCCGCTACCCTTATCGCCTGATGAAAAAAGAATGGAACGGCCTTTTGGTTGGACCAGACGAGTGGGAGGCTAAACAGCCTCAGTTGGGTCCTTTTCGTAAAGTGTCTGACCCGGAAGCTTTGCAAAATGCACGTCCGGATCGAGTTGAGCCCTTAGATGTTTACGTGGGAGTGCCTTTAGTGATTGCACCTACTTTACTTCCCGTGCAGGCGTTCTCGCAAGTTGGAACAGTGACGGTGACCACATGAGTTTTACATACGCACAGCTAGAAACAGCTATTCAAGACTATACAGAGAACACTGAAACGTCTTTTGTTAGTAATTTGTCTACCTTTATTACGCAGGCAGAGGAAAGAATACTTAAAAGTGTTCAGTTAAGCCTTTTCCGCAAGAACGTAAGCGGTAGCATGGCCAATGCTAATCGGTTTTTGGCTTGTCCTAGTGACTATTTAGCACCTTTTTCCTTATCTTTTGTTGATGCCAGCAGTGATCACGTCTTTTTAGACTTTAAAGACCCTGATTATGTGCAATCCTTTAACCCAGATGCAGCAACTGTTGGTTTACCCCGATATTACGCTGTTTATGACGTAGATAACTTTATTTTAGGACCTACTCCAAATGCAGCGTATAATGTAGAATTACATTACTTTTATAGGCCTGCTAGTTTGACTGCGGGAGCCGCGGGCGGAACAACATGGCTTAGTGAGAATGCTTCGATAGCTTTGTTATACGGTTCTTTGATAGAAGCGTACATATTCATGAAGGGTGAGCCCGACATGATGGCGCTATACGAGAAACGGTTTACTGAAGCGATTTCTGGAATGAAGATGTTTGGTGAGGCTAAAGAAGTAACGGACGAATACCGTACTGGACAAGTCAGAAGGCCTAAACAATGAATGATTCAGGACTAGGTAAGGTGCCAACTTTCAAAGTGGACGTACACACCACTAATGGAAGGGGCTTTACGCCAGAGGAGATTGCGGAGAGGTGTGCTAACAAGATTATAGCCATTTCTGATGACGCAAACCCTGCAATTCGGGCGCAAGCTCACGCTTTTCGAGGAGAGTTACTTAAAACCCTCGTATTCTACATGCGTGAGGCTGTTAAGTCTGATAGAACTACTGTGTATAACGCTTTAACCGACGCAGGCCAAACAGAGCTTGCTAAATATATAAGGAGACTGTGACCATGGCCTTTTCAGGAAACTTCATGTGCACCAGCTTTAAGAAAGAATTGCTGTATGGTGCCCACGATTTCGACGCGTCAAGCGGCGATACATTTAAAATTGCGCTTTATACAAGCTCGGCAACGCTTAATGCTGCGACGACTGCGTATGCGACTACTAACGAAGTTAGTGGTACTAACTACGTGGCAGGCGGCGGGACTTTAACCCCGGTGGACCCTACCTCGTCAGGAACGACAGCTTTGCTGGATTTCGTAGACGAAACGTGGTCTAGCGCCACCATTACGGCTCGGGGAGCGTTGATTTACAACACTACTCCGAATACGACGTCTATCTCTCTATCCAACCCAGCAGTAATTGTTCTGGACTTTGGCGGAGATAAGACATCGACAGCCGGTGACTTTACGGTGGTGTTTCCGACGGCTGATGCAAGTAATGCGATTATTCGGATAGCGTAATGGCTGACGTAACCGTCTACTTTAGAGGCTGGAATTCTGTCAGTCAAAGTTGGGGCGGTGGTCCTTGGGGCCAGAATGAGGCACTTCCGGGATCAGTCGGAGGTGTGGGCACAGTAAGTGTCGTCGCCGAGGCAAATGCCCTCGTCACCGGATTAGCAGCAACCGCCAGTGTTGGTGGAGTTACTGTTACCGCAGATGCAAACGCAAACGTTACAGGTGTAGCGGGAACGGGTGTTGTTGGTGCGGTTACCGTAGATGCCGCCGCTAATGTCCCTGTTACAGGTTTAGCCGCTACGGGAAGTGTTGGCGGAGTTACCGTAGTAGCAACCGCAAACGTTTACCCGATAGGTCTCGCAGCAACAGGCGTAGTTGGTACAACCACCGTCGTTGCCGATGCAAACGTAAGCGTAACCGGGCTTGCAGGCACTGCAAGTGTTGGCGCAGTTACGGTAAAAACTGGACAAACCATTGTAGTTACGGGTGTTCAGGCAATAGGACAAGTTGGTAGCGTCGTCGCAAATGCAGACGCTATCGTTAATGTAATAGGAGTCAATGCAACTGGGGTTGTTGGACAAGTGCTGGTTTATGGAAGTATTGTGCCGGATCAAAATCCGAACTATACTAATATTACACCAAGTCAGAATCCGACGTGGACGGAGGAAGTGCCAAACCAGAGTGCTAATTGGACAAAAATAGCAGCGTGAGGAATTAAAGATGCCCAGTACATATACAGTTAACCTCGGGATTGAAAAACCGGCAACCGGTGAGCAATCAGGTACATGGGGTGATACAGTCAATGATAACTCTAATATATTAGACGAAGCCATTAACGGGGTCGTTTCGATAACGCTCGCCGCAGCAGGTTCGTCTGGCTCCCCCAATCAAATTGCTATCACCAACGGTGCCTCGTCTACCGGTCGTAATAAATGGATCGAATTTGCCGATGGCGGCGATTTAGGTGCTACGGCGTATGTGGAACTGATTCCAAACGACGCTGAAAAAATATGCTTTATCCGGAACAGCCTTGCTGGCAGCCGGTCTATCCTTCTTTTCCAAGGTACATATAACGCAAGCAACGATCTTGAGATCGCGGCAGGCACTGACGTGGTTGTTAAGTTTAGCGGCACGGGCACAGGCGCGACCGTAGTCAACATCAACGCTAACTTGAAGGTTGACGGAATTGTTGCGACAACTGCTGATATTAATGGCGGCACAGTTGATGCCACCGTTATTGGTGGCGCATCCGCCGCCGCTTTGACCGCTACTACTGTTGTTGCTAACACCAGCGTTAATATCGCAGGTGATGGTGCTACGGTAACCGGGATTAAAGACGAAGATAACATGGCGTCAAACAGCGCCACAAAACTAGCTACTCAGCAGTCTATTAAGGCGTATGTTGATAGCCAAGTCGGGACGGTTGACACTTTAGCCGAGATTTTGACTAACGGTAACACTACCGGATCAAACGACATTGATGTAGATGCCGCTCAAAAAGTACAATTCCGCGATGCGGCTATATACATTAACTCTAGTGTTGACGGACAGCTTGATATTGTAGCTGACACTGAAATTCAGATTGCTGCGACCACGATTGACATTAATGGCGCGATTGTTGCCAGTGGTGACATTTCTGCGGCATCGCTAGATATTTCTGGTGACGTTGATATTGACGGCACTTTGAATGTAGACGCTATCGACATTGACGGCGCGGTCCAGCTTGACGCTACTCTTACCGTAGGTGTTGATGACACGGGTTATGACGTTAAGTTTTACGGTGCAACCGGCGGCGCTTACATGCTCTGGGATCAGTCAGCAGATGACTTGATTCTAGCAGGAGCGGGCGGACTTGTTGTTGCAGGCAACGTAGACTTTAATGGCGATTTAGACGTAGACGGTACAACCAACCTAGATGTTGTTGACATTGATGGTGCTGTGGATATGGCATCTACGCTTACCGTTGCAGGAGTCCTAACAGGTACATCCCTAGACATCTCAGGCGACATTGACGTAGACGGCACCA